TTCCCTTATGCACAGATTAGGGCTGCGGTTAATAGAGAACTATGAATTATCCTTTTGATTGGGATGTTGGGGGGTTTGTTTTATTCTTAACTATTAGTATTATAATTTCAGCCGTGATTGGTGCGTTTATTGGTAATTATTTGAATAGGCATAATTATTAAATGCAGTTATTTGAGGGGAATTGGATACCTGTAAGCACGAGTGATAATAGGGCAAGGGGTTTATTTGCTCGTCATTATTCTTTTCGGCATAAAGGTAAAGCAATAAAGCCATCTACTATCACAGCACCAGGGGAACATCTTGTTTTACTTACACAGAATTGTGATGCTTTGTTTGTTTGGGTAGCAGAGCGGATAAGACATGATAACCAGACTGGTATAAATTGTGCTGTATTCAGGAATGAGAGTAAATTACTTGCCAGCGAATTGATAAAAGAAGCTGATGCTCTAGCTTGGGTTAAATGGCCTCATGAACGATTATTTACTTATGTTGATGGTGAAAAGATAAATAGATTTAATGATAGACATAAACGGAACAGACCAGCAGGATATTGTTTTCTTAAGGCTGGATGGCGATATATATTAGATAATAATGGCGAAAAGTTGCGAAGTAGCAAAGGACTATATTTATTGGAAATGTATCCTGAGTGGGCTTGACATAACCCATTACTTTGTGGTATAATATAAGTATGGGTGGAAGTTATGATAGAACTAAATATCGCAAAGGTAGAGTAGTTACCTGTAAGATTTGTGGCAAAGAATTTTATCGCTCGTACTCTGAATTAAAAAAGAATAAAACAGGGAATATTTATTGTAGTAGTGGATGTTACCAGTCAACTATTCAGGGTGAAGGCAATCCTAACTTTAATAATCATTGGACAGATGAATCAAAGAAAGCACTATCAGAAAAACAAAAACTTGCTTATGCTAACGGGCGTAAGTCATGGTGTAAGGGGCAAACTAAAGAGACAGACCCTAGACTTGCAAAATGTGGAGTCCCAGGGAATGACTTTGGTAAATACTCTAAAGGAAGTAAACGTCCTGATAATATATGGCGTAATGTCCTTAATAGTGCTGGTGTAAGGCATGGGTTACAGCAAGAGCATAAGTACAAATATCATGGTGAGAATTGGTTAATAATTAGAAAAAGTGTTTTGCAAAGGGATAATTTTACTTGTCAAAAATGTGGTAGTAAAGATGAATTAGTAGCACACCATCTAATCCCATATAGACTAGGTGGTTCAGACGATTTAGAGAATTTAATTACTTTATGTAGGAAGTGTCATGGCAGAGAAGAACCTGGCGCAAGAAAAAGAGCAACTACACGCAGGCATTGACGTTGCGAGGGAAGGGTCAGACTGTAGCGTCTTTACAGTCCGTCAAGGCGGCAAGGTAATCTATACCGACTCTTGGGGCAAAACAGACCTCATGGAATCTACGGGTATAATCTTACAGAAGATAGAACGCTTTAACATAGACCCTAAGAATGTAAATCTAGATGCTGTAGCCCTCGGAGCTGGTATCTATGACAGATTAAGAGAACAGAAGGTTTACATTAACGGTATCATAGCCGGTGGCGAACCGATGGACAAAGAACACTACGTCAACTCAAGGGCAGAGATGTATGACAACCTGAGAAAGCGCTTTGAAGCGGGGACTATAAGTATCCCAGACGACCAGGATTTAATAGCTCAGTTAAGTTCAATCCGCTTCAAAATCGCATCAGACAAAAAGTTGCAAATCGTATCAAAAGAAGATATGAAACGCACCTATCATCTCAAATCTCCCGATAAAGCGGATTCATTGGCTTTGGCTTTCTACGAACCAGAAATCAAAAACCCACAAATTCGCTGGCTTTAATTATCATTATGTGGTATAATATAAGTAGGAGGGTATAGAGTTATGCCACAATTAGGTGAAATTAAAAAAGCAAGGGATATAGGCAAGGAACGGAATCTTAGTGTCAATTACATTTGGCACGCTTGTATGGGGTGCGGTAAGGAGCGTTGGGTAGCATTTAAGGTAGGTAAACCCGATAGCTTAAGATGCCGTAGATGCGCACAAAAAGGCGTGGTTCGTTCTGAAGAAACATTAAAAAGGATGAGCCAATCTGCTATTGCTGGCGGTTATAGGGGGGAGAAAAGCCATTGTTGGAAGGGCGGTAGATTTAGAGATAAGAGAACAAAATATGTTATGATTTGGTTATATCCTGGCGATTTCTTTTACCCTATGGCTAATAGACATCATTATGTGTTAGAACATCGGCTTGTAGTGGCTAAATCGCTTGGGAGATGTTTGCAAAGTTGGGAAATAGTTCACCATAAAAACGGGATAAAGGATGATAACCGATTAGAAAACCTAGAATTGCAATCTAGCAGAATGGAGCATAGCACAAATCATAATAAGGGGTATACAGATGGTTATGCTAAAGGCTTAAAGGATGGTAGGATAAAACAAATTCAAGAATTAAAAGCTCGTATATCTGAATTGGAGGCAAGGTTAAAATGCTAACAGATGTAGAATTAAAGATAATTGATAATGAATATGAAAAGCATAAACATGATGGATTAGTATACTATAATGACGAATTAGTAACTATCTATAATGGAGATTGCAGGGATATTTTATCTGTGCTCCCTGATAAATCTATTGATTTGATTTTAACTGACCCCCCATTCTTTATGCCCGCTGTTCATTATCAATCAAGGGTAAACTGGCAAAGGACATGGGGAGATACATCAATACTAGCTACATTTTGGGATGTTATATTAGAAAAGAGTATCCCAAAATTAAAAGAGACTGGACATTTTATTACATTTTGTAACCATGAAAGTTATCCTGTGTTCTATCCCTGTATGTATCGCTATTTTGATTATATGAAATCAATAGTTTGGGATAAAAAGAAAGTAGGGTTAGGTAGAACATGGCGCAATCAGCATGAATTGATTATCGCTGCTAGGTGGCATAAGGCAATATTCAACAACGATGGTAAGTTAAGAGCGGATGTATTATCATATGAAGCTACCCGTTCACAGTATAGAGAGCATCCTGTTGAGAAACCTCCCCCCTTACTTGCTGATTTAATAGAGCCAACACTTCATAAGGGGGGTATTGTATTAGATTTATTTATGGGAAGTGGAACAACTTTATTAGCAGCTAAGAATCTAGGGCGTAAAGCTATTGGGATAGAAATTGATAAACATTATTGTGAAGTATCTTCCCAAAGGATGAGGCAATTATTATGAAAGTAAATTTAGAGTTTAAGCTAGAAGATTTATGGGTTGGGGTTTACTGGCGATATGATGAGCCTTACTGGCGTTATCATGTTTGGATGTGCCTAATTCCATGCTTCCCTATTCATATAACTTGGGATAAAAAGTATGACTAAAACAGTATCAGGTTTAAGATTGCTTCGGATAAGAAACTCCAGATAGTAAGTAAAGAGGAAATGAAAAGGACATATCATTTGAAAAGTCCTGACAAAGCTGACAGTCTAGCTTTAGCGTTCTATGAACCTGAAATTAAGAATCCAAGCATAAGGTGGCTATGAACCCTTATTGGAATCTCTACTGCCGTATCTTTAAGATAAAGATTTGCCGTAAATGTGGTAGACCTTTAGATAAAGAGTATAAGAAACGCCGTAGGGGCAAACTTTGTATAGACTGTTATATACAGGATGCTTTAAGGGCTAAACAGCTACTTGACATTGATACACTATAATTAATAATGAGGGGAGTATAATATAGTGCGCACTACCCCTATCTTTTCCTAAAAGAAAAGCCCCCATTTCTGAGGGCTTTGTATCGTGTGATTATTTTGTTATTTCTTATTTTTAATTATGTCCTCAAACATCCTGTCTAATCGTTCAGCGTTTAATCGTATCCTTGCTTCGTGGGCTTTGGCTTTTGCTTTTTCTACTTTTGTCATTTCCTTCTCCTTAACTCTTATACTATAAGTATAAACTACTTTTAATCATTTGTCAATACCTTTAAGGGGTAATATTTGAATATATTTGAAAAATTATTTAGAACTAAAGCCCCTATACCTAACCGCCCTTATAATAATTTCTATTCAGGCGGTGTAACACCTCCCAGTATGAATACTGAGGGGTTTCTTAGCGCATATTCTAGCATTGGCTGGTTGCACGCCGTTGTCTTCCGTATAGCTCTGGGCTGTTCCGAAGTAGAATGGACATTATTTGACGTATCTAACCAGGATAAACCTAAGCAGATATACAAACACCCTATTCTTACACTCTTAAAACAGGTTAATCCATTCCAGACTTCAAACGAATTTATAGCCTTAGATACGATTTACAATGAACTAATCGGTGAATCGTTCTGGGCTTTGAACTTTAACGCTCTAGGCGAGCCTGCGGAGATTATCTTACCTTACCCGAATAAGATGTCCATAGTACCTGCTGCGAACTTCCCCTTTGTTAAGGGTTATGTCTATGGCACTGGCGCAGATGCAGTCCCATTTGATGTAAACGAGATTATACACTTCAAATATCCGAATCCGTTAAACCAATATAGGGGATTAGCTCCGGCAAAGGCTATCGGAATCAACCTAGACGCCGAACAAAACGCTGATAAATGGGTCAATCAGTTCTTTTATAACTCGGCTAGACCTGATGGCGTTATACAATTTGACTATAACTTATCTGATGAGCAATTTGACAAATTAAAGAAACAATGGCAAGAGAAATACAAAGGGGTTTCTAAGGCTCACCAAGTGGCTTTATTAGAAGGTGGCGGAAAGTATATCCAGATTCAAAACACTATTAAGGATATGGATTTCCCCAATCTCAAGCAAAAGAACAGGGACGTTATTCTAGGTGTCTTTGGTATGCCTCAATCAGTAATGGGCATATCAGAGAACGTAAACAAAGCCAATGCAGAAGCTGGCGATTATACCTTTGCCAGGTGGATAGTTAAGCCTAGATTAGACTGGAAGAAAGCTAAGATTCAGGAGCAATTAATACCCAAGTTCAGGCGTTCAGAGAATCTTGAAATAGGATTTAAGGAAGTCGTCCCAGAGACTACTGAGCAGAAAGTAGCTGCTGCTGAAAGTGGAATGAGGGCTGGTTACTTAACAGTCAATGAAGCTCGTAAAACTCAAGGATTAGACCCTATCCCTAATGGTGATGTTCTGTTAGTGCCTCTTAATCTTATACCTACACCGATAAATGGTAAACCTCCTGAATCACCTGAAGAAACGCCAGAAGAAGAAAATCCCTTATCTCTTAAAGGCTTAACTCCTGACCAGAAACGCCTCCACTGGGAAGCCTATGCTAAGAAAACAGAACGTCAAGAGGAAATGTTTAAGAGAGTATTTAATGACGTTTTCAAGAATCAAAGTGAGTATATGAGCGACTACTATAGCAAGCATGGTGAACTACCAGTATTGAATGACGAGGACACAGCTAAAAGATTTGAGGCTGCTATTGAATTAGTGTATCACGATGCATTTGAAAGTGCGGTTTAATTATTGGCATTAGATAATATATTCTCCGCTTTTATGGCACGTTCTAACCATTCTCTAGCTATTGAACTTTCAACAAATGTTATACCATATTCAAAATCACAAGTTCTATTGTC